AAGAAATCAAACTTTCCTTACATGAATAAAACTGGCACACATTCGCGCCAAGGGCCGTACGCACACAATAACCCATACCACACACGCCGAAACACACACATAACCAACTCGTGGTGACTATGGTGTATTAAGTCTCTCAATGAATACAAACATTACCTACAAGCACGGGCTGGTAATCTAAACCACGCCCGCAAATCTTGCCATGAAGTATTCACATTGAGCAAACATGTATGAAATGTTTATCCCATATTATTTATAAATTCCTCTGTGTAAACACAGGACCTTGTATCCGCCACACATGGCCATACATATACAACTCGTGGTGTATATGACAGCCGATGTGATTTGGATATCAAGTCGATGGGAATAGTTATTGCCTACTGACCCTTTTTACACTACTCACTTCTATATAGAGCGTCCCACCAATCAATTGGATCGACAGGTACTTGTTCTTGATAATCTACTACATCCCAATATTTACCACGTTGTCGTTCAAATACATCAGGATGTACAACTTCATTATCAATATCTAACATTCTTTGGATTACTGGATGATCCAATCCTACTTTGAAACTTGGTATTGAATCATAATATTTTTCTAAATCATCCAAATCTTCTTTTGAAACATTATAACGTTCTGCAATAAATGAATAAGTTGCCTCACATTCATCCAAATTACCTTTAAATTTTTCAAAACTTTGATATTTTGAATAATGGTCTTCCATAAAACCAAATTTTGTTACACCATGGTCTCTTGTAAGATATTTAATTCTTCTAAACATTTGTCTTACTAATGGATTGTGTCTATTATCACACAATAATCCATTTGCTACTACATGAGCATAATATTTTTGTTGGTCTACTTTAACCATTTGTTTCTTACATATAAAAGTTTTTGATAATGCACGAGCTGGTAATGGTGTTAAAACTGTTCCTTGTTTAGATGGCATGAAGATACTTGAACAAAATGTATGTTGTGATAATGGTCCAATTTCTTTCTTTACGTCCCATCCCAAATGTTCCAATGTATCCATTTCCATTAATTGATTTGCTATTTCTCTTGTAGTTATCATATAGCAATCATCACCTAATACAATTATTCGAACAGGTAAAGTATATAAATCATCTAAAACAAAAGAGGTAAAGCCTAAAATGGTGGTGAATAAAACCATTAATGTATATAAAAGTGATATCCCATTCAACAACGTGTTACCTACCGTAGTATCTTGGTAACCAGATTTACGTGTTGCATCACATGTATACTTCGTTCCCATTGGCATTGTACCTTTTGTTTTAAGTGTTGATTCATATGCTTGTTTTGTTAATTCAGACATTGGTAATATTAAATTAAATATATTGTGTTCCAATTGCAAATGTTTAATAGTATGATGTTTGTCGAATTTTGAAAAATCCGATGCATAACAAACAGGATCTCCTTCACTTGAAACAAATGAAACTGCTCTGTCATACCATTCACCAATTTCTTTTCTATTCATACCACTTGCATATGTTATATAATGTTCTGGATGCCACAAATATTTAAGTATTTTAACCATTGTGTATGTGTATGGTCCCATTGCATTGTTAATGAAAGCATTTGTTGCTTGTATAAGACGTGCTGCATAAGAATCTTTTGCATCTGGTTCTTCAGATTTAGTTTTGCCAGTTATAAATTCCTTTTTAATAAATGCGTCTGTTCCTCCGTCTTTACTTGGATCAAAATCTCTTTTTAAGTTTGCATCAACTGCTCTTTGTCTTTTCTTTGGATCTTGAATATTGGCTGTCCATTCATCGAATCCCATTTCTATATATGGATGCTCAAAAGTTTCTTTTGGTAATTCACTGACCCAAGAAAACAATTTATCAATTAATTTTAAACTTTTCCTTTTTGAGTATTTGTCCAAATCAAATAATTCCCGATTCATTAAACAATGTACTTCATTGTGCACACAATTAGTACTGACCCTAGGTTTATGATTTATGGCATGAGGTCCATAACAAAACCCTGATGGTCTTCGTGGCACATCCCAATCACATTGTGTTTCCCATAATTGTTTATTGTATGTCAATGTGTTATTTGGGTCCATATCCCTCCATACATTAGATTCCAATAATGCACATTCACCATATATAATTAATTCACCTATTTCATAAACATAATTTTTAATACCCACAAATACTTGTCCTTTTGTCAACCATCTAATTAACATTTTCCCTAATATTAAACATATCATTGTTACTATAAATACATTAAAATAGATGTCATGTTTTTCTACACCATCTGTACCTCTAGTTTTTCTAATCAATGATTGCATTGCCAAAAGTGTTGTCATCCGTGATGTATTATATTCAAAAATAATTAATCCAAAACCTAAAAATATTACAATAATTGCTACTGAAAAATGTGGTATTAATAATGCACATACCAAAAATATTAAAACAATCACTTCTGTTGTTACTATTTTTCTTAATTTTAAATCAATTTTATGTACCAAATCTTGAAATGGCATGTCCCAATTATCTAATGCCTTATTTAATGTATCAGTGAAAGAGAAATTCATACCTGTCCATACCATATTCATTATATATAATAACATTAAACCAACTGTTATAATAATTAATAAATATTGATTCCAATGAACTCCATATGAACCAATTTTAAGTGTATGAATATTAATGTCATATCCATGTGAATCCTCATGATAAACTAATGGATTGTATATTGTATATACCATTATACCAAATGCTAACACCATAATGAAAGCAGTTGTTAATTTTAAATTAAAACTAAATTCTTTCATTCTTTTAGGAAATATATGTCCAAATTTTGCCATTAATGTTGCCATTGAGTCTTCAATATATTCCGTATCATCTTCATGACTCAAAGATAAATTGGATAATGATCCTCCTGGTGTTTTCATTTGTTTGTCCACTGATTCAAATAAGTGATATGATTTTGAAATGGTTTCTGCAAATTCCTTTTTAATTAAATGTGTTTCCAAAAATATATCATTAATTATAGTGGTTAATTCTTTTGATGTTAATTCCACTCCTTGTTTTTGTAATAAACCATTTAAATCACGTGCAATTGGTTGCATTTTAATACCTTGTGCATTTACTAATGCATATTTTTTAATGATTTTGTCCTTAGTTGTTGCAATTATACCGTCCCTTTCTTTAACTTCATATTCATCTTGTAATTGTTTCACAGAAACAACAGGTGTTAAAACTGTGTTTGCTGGTACTATATGAAATGAAAATGTTGCATCTATGGAAGTTTCTCGTATTTTATTCCATACCAATTTGTAATTATTACCATTATCTATAAAAGATACACCTCTATAACTTGCTCTTGTTTGATTATCATATAAACCATCAAACAATTCATCAACATCTTCAAATGTCAACGCTACTTGTGTATCCCTCTCGTCCTGTTTTCCATAACCTTCCTTAACATACATGGTAACTGTACCATTAGCATCTTTGGTCCATACCGCTTCATCAAAAAATTTTCCTTTTCTACCGTTAAATTTATAAACTACTGCGGTTGCTCTTCCATATGATCCCCTAACCATCATTTTACCTATATCTCTAATATCAATACCATAACTAGTATAATGAAAAAATATACCACGTTTATCCACATCGTCTGCTGCTACTAGATTAGCGCCCATTGCTCCACCATTATTTGCGTGAATTTGAGCATTATCTAGTCCGTGTGTTTTAAAGTGTGGTGCATTATTATCATTACCTTGTGTCCATTCATATGAGGTAATTACTTGGTCTTGTGAAAATCGATAGGTTGGGTTGCATATACATTGTTGTCCTGCTAATGATTGTGAAAAACTATGATTACATTTGGTAACATGATTATTATCCCTAAATACAAAAGAATGTCTAGTATATTCCAAGTCAGTTCTTGTTGGTGCTAGTACATGTACTTTTGCATGATAATAAACTTCTGCATGTCCTGGACTTCCATAATTCAACACTTTATCATAACCTGTATAATCGCTTAAAACCATCATTCTTGAATATTCTTTATGAAAACGTAAAATTGGGTGTCCGGTACCACATCGTTTCATATGTGGTCTATAACCTACTAATACGTGCGCAAAATCTGCTTCGATAATGCTTTTTGCTCTTTTAGGTAAATATACATCACTCCTAAAATAAAATCTTCCTATTCTTGGAATTGGTGGTAATTCGGGTATTACTGGTAAATCTAAAATGTCTGGATTGTGGTTGGTTCTTAATTCCTTATTGCCTTTAATAAATGTTTCTAATCCTAATCTTGTCATTATTCGCCCTGGCCCGACAACGTCACTTACCATCCTTCGTTTCTGCTGAATTGTTAAAACTCCATTTGCTAGGTCCTGGATGGTGTCGGGTTGATTCCTTACTCGTCGAGCTGATGCTGGTGCTGCTGCGGCGGCCATTATTTAATATTAGTGTTAGTAATATAAATAAAGGAAATTAATAAATTTCGTATTAATATAAGAATATTAAATCGCTATAATTCTAAAGAGAATTAAAAGT